ATTGGTCACGCCACTTTGGAGTGTTTGATACAGAAAAGATTGCAGAACTAAATGCGTTAGGATGAAAGCCCATAGAGCTTTCTAATAGGAATGAGCGGTGGGATCTGGAAGCCGCAGCAGCGTTCAATTCTGACTCGGTATGGATCGTTAGTTCACGACCATTTATGGAGACAGAAATAATCTCATCTATTGTGCTGGGCTTGGTAAAGGTGGGACCAATTCTAAATACCGAGACAGCGCTATCGGTGACCGCATCGCCGAAGTCTACAGAGTAGGTAACTGTAGTTGTGCTTGGGACCAGTATATTAAACGGCCCGTTGTACTCATCGGGCGCAGCACCAGACACCAGCAACGCGTCGTTTTCGCTGTAGCCGTGAGCTCCAGAAAACGTAATCGTTGCGGTCTTGCCGTCAATCGTTAAGGTGCCTGTCTTGGTGGCTTCACCGAGGGCAGTTGTCCCTCCCGGGTTTGTAGCAAAACCGGTGACTTGGGGGTACCTCGCAAGCCTGGTGAACTCTGTCAGCGCATCGTCGATGTACTGATTTAACTCACGGTCACTCCAGTGTCTGTTGGCATCATCCTGTAGGGCACTCTCAACTCTCTCACGTATCTCTTTTCTATTCATGCTGATTAAGGTCGATTACCTCATGAGCCTTGATGGAGTCCTCCAACGTGTCTTTAGTAATCTCTGTGCCTGCATGATCCCCGGTCTTAGGCCAGTGCTTGACCTGGAATTGAAAACGACGGTTGTGCCTTGCGGACATTTGTTGAGTAATATCACCTTGAAAGTAGTGAGTCTCAACTGCGTCGTTTAAGATGTTGACGTGCCCTATTGGCACTAAACGATCCGAACCACGTGGTATGACAACTGAGTGTGTACCATGGGTTACAGGGACAGGCCCTGTGTCAGAAAGTTGTGCCCCGTGCTCTATGTTGATCACGCAGTAACCTGGGGGGACCTCGTCTCCCTTTTTCCACGCCTTTGCTAAGTTTAAGCCGTGAGGTAAGTGAGCCCACTTACCGTCTCCAACATCCTGGTAACCAGGGTGCCTACTACCTTGAGGTACGTTTTCACTTGGTACTAAACCACCACCAACGCTCATAATATTCCCTAAAAAAGATTAAACCCTGTATATATCAAATATATACAGGGTTATAAAATTAAGCTAACTCAGACTGTTCCCAGGCGATATTAGCATCAAAGCGGTACTCAACCCACCAATGGAAAGCTCCCGCAGTCTGTGCATCACCAAGGTTAATCTGCCCCACAACAGGGAATACCTGTTCCCCTGCGGACGACCAAACCTTATTACCACTAGCAACAGTATTAGCGGGGTCATGTAAATAAGCTGCCGTTGAAGTCATATAGGGAGGTTTCCCCATAAAGTCTACTCCAACAACCCCGGTTGCGGCAGTGGTGTGACTGGAAGCGCCTGCGGCTTCTAGGTTTACTGCTATTGCATACGCATTAGGATCGGCAGCAGCCGCCACATTGACCATTCCTGTATCTGACTGCAATGTCCCGGCAGCATGGCCAATTTCAAATGTATTGGTACCACTGGTAGTAGTGGCGGCGTCACTAATAACAATATGGAAACCTGACACACGAGCGCCTTCAGGTATGTATAATACCCTCTGGTAAGTAGCCGCAGACCAAGTCTGGCCGTCAGCAAAGTTTACAAAGTCGTGTGCCGTGGTCTGTGTGGCATTAACGATTCTAGTTTTAATAGAGTCCATAAAATTTTCCTTTCATAAGGTAGGATTAGTGTGGAGGCCACGAGCGTGGCCCCCGACGTTAAATTATGCAGTAGCCGAAGCTGTGCATTCGATACGATACATCCACAGGTCCTGCAATATAATACAGGAGTAGAACGTATCCCAGGCGATACTGCCTCTTTGCCCCAATGGGTCCCCAGGACCAACAGAGGGTGCATGAATTTTTGAACGGAGACTGTCCATTCCGCCTAAGGTCGCGCATCCACCGAAATCCTGTGCAAGGATTATAATTGGATACACGTCAGAATTCGATCCACTGGTGGAAACCTCAAGAGGCCCGGAAGTTACAGACGCTCCCGCGTCTTTCCACGGTACTGCCTGAGTTGTAACTATAATACGAATTCCAGACACGGAACCAATTTCCCCCTCCATTGCGTCTCCAGTATTGGAATACTTCTCAACAGGAACCCATGACGCATTTGCCTCAAGGTCCTGACGGAGGTCAGGGTGACAGATCCCGATGTACGACTCACGGATCGGCTCTGTGGCGATCCCGACAGAGGCACGTAGTTTCTTACGTAACTTCTTGGCGTCGTTCTGCTCAAGGGAGCGGATTGCCGCACTAAAGTTTGCGTTAGTGCCTGCTGCTGGATTAGCAGCCGCCGTAACAGCGTTACAGGTCTGGTCAACAGTCGCACGACTGGTACCGCCTGAGTATGTTACAGAAGTTCCCGCTCGGAAAACCTTGTAGGCAAGGTAGTCAAGGGTCTCACCAGCCTGCTGGGCCTGACGTTCTGTTGTAATCTGGACCAGTGGGTCGGTCGAAGCCGCCAACATCACGTCCGTGGTGTTCACATACGAGCCATACTGCTTCAATGTGTGCATCATGGTCGTCTGGTCAATGGTCGTGAAGTCCGGCGTTACACCCTCTGCAATCGGGGTGTCAACGATTGGAAATCGTTCGTACCTGCGGTGACGAATCTCTAGGCCCTGCTTTTGAGGTTTCGTCTCCTTTTGTGCGAATTTCGCAAATGTCAATAAACGCTTCGCAATCGGAAGCATTCGTTTCTGAATCGTAAAGGCATCATTTTTACTTAGATCCCCATACGATGATCCGCCAGTAATTGCGGTTGCGCCACCATAGGCTGCCATATTAAACTCCTATAAAAAGTTAAAAATCATCTTTGGGTTCAGGAACATTGTCCCAGAGCTCTTCATCACTCATGTTCTCTGGTGAACGCTCCATTACTGGTGCGGAGTTTTTGGCCAGTCCGCTCGCTGCTTGTCTGCGAGCTTGTTTTGCTTGAGAAGGTTTTGGCGTCCCCTGCTTTGAGGGTCGCCACTGTTCACCCTTACCACTGGTGTCCAGGTATAGGTTCATGACCGAAGCGTGGTCGTTCGGATCTGCCGACTTAGTCATCATGTTCGTTAAGGCCGGGCTGGCTAAAACAAACGTCTGAAAGTCTGCGTCCTTATCCAGGTCCTTATAAAAGGATCCCACCTGATCGACCATGGAATTTTCATGGCTCTGTAGGAACCTCTCGTAAGTATATTGGTTGTAAGCGTTCTCCAGTTTCTCCAGTCGTTCATTGGCCTCGGGCTCTTTACCAGCCTTTGCCATTTCCTCCTGGATCATCTTTCTGAACGTGCCGGTCAGTTCGCTGAACTCTTCCATCGTCTCCCGATCTTCATCGGAATAAATAGAGTCTGGCTCTTCAAACTCTGGCTCGTCCTGCTTACCTTCCTGCTGTGCCTCAAGAGCCTTTAGACGTATGTCGTTTAGCTCCTCCTTCATCCTTGCAGATTCTTCGTTCCGTTTATGAAACTCTCGTTCTAAGTCCTTGTAGCGCTTCTCGTAGTCATGTTCCGGCTGAGGGTCTTCTTCGGGCTCTTCCTCGCCTTCTGCCTCTACCTCTTCAGGCTCAGGCTCAGGTTCGGGTTCTGCCTCTGCTTCCTCTACTTGATCAGCTTCCGGTCCCGGTTCAGGGGGTGCCGTTGCTATATTTTCGTGTTCACTCTCCTCAGGTATTTCTTCCCAAATTTCTTCGTCAGTCGGTTCCGGAGTACCAGGTTCATCCTGGGCCGGAGCTTGCTGCTCTTCTGCCATTTGCTCCTTTTTCTATAATTTCACCGGCATGATGTCCCGATACGACTCGGATTATGCCTGTAATAACTCCAGGACCTCTTTATAGGCCTGGATCTTACCCACCGCCACGTTGTGACGGCCAACAGATTTCTGGTCGAACAACTGTGAAACCACAACCTGGTCTAGCTGTTCTTCCTTCTTCTTTTCTATGGATGCCACCAGGGTTTGATACCCCGGACTATTCTTCAGTTCATTTAGAAGAATCTGGTCATGCTGCGACGGCATTCTCTTTTTGTTGCTCTCTCATGACTTGGTCTGCCTCAGGGCCACCCTGCATCCTCTTCTGTCCACGTTGACGCATCTGATCTGCGACCTGACCCATCCGGGCCATGGTGTCCTGGCGTACCTGGTTATGACGTTGGTCCTCAGCGGCTATAGCCTGTTGCTCTTGTGCCATTTGCTGTTGCTGTACCTGCTGCTGAGCGTCGAACTGCTCCTCCCGTAGTAATAGACTTATTTGTTGTAGGTCGACCGGGTTCAGGACGTTGCCCTGTTGTATTAGTGCAAGACGCTCCCCGATCTCTAGTTTTCGTTGGTCCTCAGAGGCCTTCTGTTTTTCATCCAGTAGGGCCTTCTCTTTCTCGACCATCGCCTCTGCCTGGGCCTTTGCCTGCTCCTGCATCTGTACCATCTGAGCCTGCATCTGGGCCTGTTGCTGAATCGCCTGTTGTTGTGCCTGTGCAGCCGCCTGCTGTTCTTCTAGGACCTGCTCTTCGGTCTTCAGCATCTTCTCGGGGTCAAGGTTAAACGCCCTGAGTAGCGGCCTCGCAAACGCCTCTTGTTTGATGTATGTGGCAAACTGAGGCAACTGCCCTGCTACCTGTAAAAAGTTGATTAGCTGGGTGTTGTGTACTTCTTTCGCGACGTACTGCTCGTAGCCAGTGCTTATCGCTTCGTAGTCTCCCTTGATCGATGGGTCTGGTGAGTCGACCATCAGCCAGCGATAAATGGCCTGTATATTCTTGGTGATCATGTAACTCACCGACCTGACGACGTCACTGGTCTGGCGGTTGGCGTTACTATTTAG